TGCCCTCAAACAGAAACGCATCCTGTTCACTCCGATCAATGGTGGATTGCGCTGACGTTCCCGTGTCGGGCGGCGGAGGACGGGTTCCGGTTGTCGCAGGAGAGGTTAACAATGCCCCGCCAGTTGGTGCCGGTGTGCTTATAGCCGTTGGTGCCCTCACGATGCGCTGAGAAGTGAAACGACCTGTCTTAAACAGTGACGCCGTTACGTCAGTCAGGTATGCGACCGCACGATATTTAGGGCGATAGTAGAAAACCTCAAGTGGTGCCACCTCAGGCTTATCGAGTGTGACCGGGCGCAACAAAACATAGCCGGGTTTTTGTTCTACGACGACGCCCGCGGACGCAAGTGTTTCAACGATGAAGGCCGCGAGCTTAGACCGATCAAACGCACTTTGGAAATGGACGCTCACGACCTTAGGCGAGTCCACCAGATCATTGTGGATTGCAAAGTTGACCTTGAGCATATCGCCATAGACGAACGCGGCTAGCTGGAGCACCGATATCTTATCAAAGCTAATTGTTATTGCCTGATCTTCACGGGTCAGGGGAGCAGCAGTGGCAAGGCCACAGGCTAGCGCGATGCCAAGGCATAAGCACTGTATGGCGGGGCGGATGATTAGCAAAAAGACTGTACGTAGGGGGGCGAAATTCACTGTATATCCTCCCGCATCGTGGTGACGGCGACTGACGAACGAAAAAAACTGTATAAGAGTGCCCGACTGAAACATGAGGTCATTTGGTAGCACTCTGCAAGGCAGGGCCGACAGGGGAAGCACCGGTGTAGTTAGTCACTTTCTTACCCTCAAGAGCGCCGTATGCGCGAAGGGCATCGAAATAAAACCCGGTTGGGTTAACGAGGGTTCGCACAGCGCCGCCGCGCATGACGGTGACGTAGTGATTATTTGAAAACTTGTAGTAGCCGACCACGCGCCAATCGGACTCGTTCGAGGACGCCACGACCGGGGGCGCGCCGGGAGCAGTAACGCGGGGTGCTGCTGCCGTAGTTTGCGCGACCGTTGATACGGGAGGCTTGACGGGCGCGGGGTTGAAAAAGCGCCAGAGGAAGTAAGCACCGATGCCGAATGCAATGAGCGCGAGAGGCAGCACGACTGTGAACAGGACGCCCCTGAATATGTTGCCGCGCTTGTCAATCACGACCTCTTTTCCTGATTCGCCGCCGCCCTGACTGTGTGAGCGATAGAGCTTAAAAATCTCAGGGTCATACGCCTTTTGTAGCGAACGCTGCAAGAACGCTTTGGTGAGCCTTGTCTTTTTGTAGATATCAACACGGTAACGCTTGGCCGTGCCGAGCGCCGTTAACTTAGTCATCACGTAAGTGTTTTCAACCACGTTTTTTAGAGCGCGGTTCAGGTCAGTGACGTCCTGCGTTATCAGCACCACTTCACAGGTCACGTGGGTTACCGGGTGCATGAAATGGCCGTGCATCCTGAAAAACACCATATGCGCAGGGTCGATCTTTTGCCCGACAGCCCACCAGCGCCAAACCTCATCCATGACGACCAGATCACCGCCTTGGACAATGCTAGTGGCCACTGGTCCGGTGTCTGATGCCTTACGTTCAACCGGGAAAAATCCGGGCTTGGCAACGTCCTCATGCTCGACCTGGACTACTGTGCCCACCTTGTCAGGGTCCAGGCCGTGATGCTCGACGAGGTATGCAGTGATGGCCTCGACTTCGAGGTTTGCCACGTTGGTGACGACGCGACGACCAGCGAGCAGGCCGGGCAAGATCACGTTCTGGACAACCTCATAGGACTTGCCGTGGCGCGGCAGGCCAACATAAGCGTTTATTGGCATATCAACCGATGATGGGAATGCGACGAATCAGGAAGCGGGTGACGTAGGCACCGAGCAACACGGGTATCCCGACATCGAGCGCCATGAAATCGAGGAAGAACCAGACGCCGGGAGGTATCGACAAAAAAGTTGTCGTGAGGCCCGCGAGGTTGAATCCAGCAGCGAGCAGCGAGAGCAGCCACGGCGTGAGCTCGTACACGAGCCAGTACATGACCGCCATGACGACGAATTTAATGATCACCGTGTTCAGCAGCCAACTGACAACGGACCAAAGAAGGACTGGCATGTTTAGGCCCTCAGGACAATGAGCACACCGGAGAAAGCGAACATCGCAGTCATTACGGTGCGTATGACTCCGAAGTGATCTAGCACAAGCTGGCAGTGGGCATCGAAGGTATAGACCGTGCCATTCCATTCAAACGAGCCACTAGGGCATGTTGAAACGTGTTCAGGCACGCCCCAAGCGAGCAGGGAGCCGAAGGGGCCGGAATCCTTGGAAAGGCCGACAGCGCGGACTTGATCGCCGGTCTTAGGAACTGGGGTTTCTGGGGGAGTTGACGTGCCGTTAAGCCAGTCATAAATAGCCGTGAGCAGGCCCTTATTGGCAAGCTGCGTTGTCTCACAAGTACCACCGGAGCCGCAGCCGCCCGCGTTGGTTGACTCAGGGGTAGCACCACTGCCAAGGCTGGAGCCGGGGAGTGTCAGCCCTTGCCCGCCGTTACTTGAATCACCATTGCCGAGCGTTGGTGAAATCGCTTGTCCGGTGCTGACTGGACGCCCTGCGTTGTCGTATACCGATGTTGTCGCGGCCTGTGCAGTAGTAGGCGAGCCGCCTGACGTGCTGACGGGCACCGTGGCGGCCTGAGTGACGATGATCGACCCATCACTAGCCCGAGCCACTGTTAGAGCGCCTGAGGCGGTGCCAGTTGATGTGGGCGCTATTTGTTGTTGGAGCTCATAACCGCCGCTGGTAATCTGCGCAGTAGGCGCGGGGGTTAGGTTGGCAGCAGTGGGCGCGGGCGTATAAGTCCATTCACCAGTCGCGCCCCCCGTTGATGGAGCCCAACCACCAGTTGCACCGCTACCGCTGGAGTAGTCGCCGCCGCCACCGGGAGCAAATTGACCGTTAGGGTTGGTGACAACCGACGGGGGCGATGTATCACCGGCAACAGGTGCGGGCGCATCCGTTGGTGCAGCACGCAGCGTTACCTTTAATGGCGGGTTCATACCCTCGACAGCGGCCTGTGCGGTAGGCGGGGCACTTGGCATCGACAGCACAGCAGCGACGCCTGTATGCACTGCGGCAGCTACGGCACCAGCGACGACCAAGGGAGCAGCTCCGACAGCAGCACCGATGCCAGCGAGTACGAGCAACGCACCAGTGGCAGCCGCGAGGATGCCAGTGGGTGCCCACGGATTCGCAGGCGGGGCAATGGGCGAGGCGGGGGCACCACCGGGCACAAGCGGCGGAGCGTAGCCGGGAGAGCCCATTCCAGCCCCCGAGCATGCACCGTTATAAAACCCGCTGCCCGGTGGACAGATCGGGCCTTGAAATGGCGCGCCTGTGTTGTCATCGAGAATAGCGGCCCACGCCAAACCCTCGTTTCCAGGCGCTGCATTTGCAGCATTGACGGCTGCGTATGCCTCTGCGCAGATGAAGGGCGTACCAAGCGGGTCTGTTGGTCCCCACGACCAAGCGCAATACGTCTGAGCTTGAACGCTGCCAGCGAACATGAGCAGCGCCAAAGCAAATATTTTGAATACTGTTTTCACAGGTCTAACCCCTTGATCATGGCCCATGCAGTCAGAAGGCCCATTGCGAAAAACGTTAAGTCCCAGAGATGAAAAACGATGCCCATTGCGCCCCCTTTGAATGAAAAACGGGGAGGCAGCGCGAGCCACCCCCCCGCAACAACGGAGAAGGGCGGTTAACCGCTCTTGACCATGTTGATGACGAACTTCGTTGCCTTGATAGCGATGTAGACGCCAAGCAGGATGCCCGCGACTGCCAGCACGGCGGTAATCACCGTGGAGAAGTCGACGGCGGCGGTGAGGGCAGTAAGGTCAACAGGCTGCGCCATGGCGGGCTTGGAAGCGCCGAGAGCCACCAAGCCACCAGCAGCAGCAACGGCCAGCTTGGAGCCGGTTTCCTTGACGGCAGCGAAGCCAGCGGAAACCAGACCAACCGTGAGAGCCAAGATTTTCGAGAACATGAAATACCCCTTTTTTAACTAACAACCGGAGAACGCCGGCACGCTATCGCAGGACGCGATTCTTTTAGCCATCACGGACAGCCTTAAGAACGAGGCCGATGCCGTGAGCAGCGAAATAGCAAAGCAGGATGCCGACTAGCGAGAACCCCCAGAGGCCCGCGCCAGCAGTGAAGTCATAGCCAGTCATATCGGGATACGAATCACAGGTTTTGACGATGGCATAACTGCCGGTTTGAGGAGGTTCATCGCTTGACTGCCAACGACACATGAACTCAGTTATTTCAGTTGGTTGAGTAACGCCGCTACCGTAAAACGTCATGAAGTTATGGCAAGCGCCCCCCGGACTAGCCGCCGCAGTCTGTTCATAGAGGTACGTCCCAAAGGGCTGGGCAACCACGTAAGGAAGCTGACCGGGAGTGCAAATCGACAGCATGAAAACTTAGGCAGAAGCAGCAGCAGAAGCAGCGGGCGCAGGATTCTGGAGCCGCTTGACGTGAGCGGGAGGGAGAGGGGTGAGGCCAACAATCTCACCGAGAACTTGCCCGCGCAATTCGCCGTAAGTCACGGCACGCATACCGTACACGGGCATGTAATAACCGGGCTTCGTGTCCTGGGGGACTTCGCGGGGAAGCACCCAAACGCCGACGCCCTCCGGTGTGCCGTCCTCTTTAAGCACGGCGCAATGCGTCTCCACGATGGAGTAATCTTTTCCGGCCTTGGACTTGCCGGTTTTGGCGGGGGAGACAGCGAGGATATGGAGAATATTTGCGGACATGGTTTAGCCTTTTGAAGTTGATGAATCACGCGGCAGGAGCGCCGCGCCAGATGCCCCGACCCGCGAGGCATGAGGCGTGGTGCTAAGGCCCGGGATGTGCCATGGCGTAGCCGTAACGCTGAAACCAAAGAGGCGACCCGGGAAAGGGCCAGTCTGTTTCCGTGACGGTTTCCGTGACGACACGGGGCCAAGCAGCCGACGGGCTATCGACGACAAGGCGATATAGAGGAAATGCCGTGACGGTTTCCGTGACGGTTTCCGTGACGGTTTCCGTGACGCTTTCCGTGACGCTTTCCGGGACGAGGCGACCAGAGCGCCGCGCACGGTACCGACGAGCACGCTCAGCGGGGGTAAGGGCATCCAGTTTGCGGGGGCGACTCATGCGACCACCTTGACCTGGGCGCAGTCCACGACCACGGGATTGCGGTGATAGAACGTGACGCCGTAGGCAACCCCGAGGCGCACACGCTCGACGCGGAAGCGGAGGCCGGACCAGTCGCAAGTGACGCCCTTACGCACGATGCGAGTCCGGGTTTTGTCTAGGTTGGAGACGCCGCTCATAGAGCACCCCACTGAGAAGCCATTGCAGAGGCAACGCCGAGGTAGGTACGAGAGCGATTTTTCCAGCGATCAGGCCCAGGAGGCATACGGTGAACAACCGGAGAGCGCCCCTCGACAACGGCAGTGGGAACAAGAGGAGGAAGACCCTGGAGCCAGAGGCAAGTGGCCTTGACTTCGCCATGACCGAACATCCACGGTTGAATGATCTGGTCAGGTTTGCGAATGTGGGAACTGATGACGGAAACCGGGTTTTCGATGGCCTTCATTGGTATAGGCAGAGCCATCAAACGCCGGACGAATTCAAGGGCCGCTTGCTGACGCCCATCAGCGATCTTGGCAGCGAAATGACGAGCGCCGGAAACAGCAAGATCAGTGCAGGGAGGGTGAGCGATGAGCAAATCCCACTGGATAGAACTTGATGCAAAAAACTGGAACACATCGCCCTCGAAGTGACGTCCGGGGACCTCGGTGGGGAGCAGGTCAACGGAAAGAGCGTTATGGCCATGAGCGCGGAAAGCTTCACGGACCCGGCCAGAGTACTCGCAGGCCACAAGGACGTTTAGCGGCTTGACGAGGTTGGAAACGCCGCTCATACGACAACCAGGATGGAAAAGTCAGCAGCAGGCAGAGGAACACCAGCGTATCGAGCACGAAGCTCTATCTCGACAAGCGCCTGCGCAGCACGACGAGAGGCAAGCGACTCAGCGCGACGAGCAGACTCGTACTTGACACGCAAAGACTTGGGAGACAACTGGACGCACACCCCCCGCCCATCCGCAACGCCGGGGCCAACCGGGTGAAATGAGTTGGGCGCGTTCACTGAACACCGCCGATCAAGAGCAGGCCGCCGCGCTTCCTGATGTGCTCAACAGTGACCTCGAGCGCTCGCTCAGCGTGCCAAAACAAACCGGTGTAACTGAGCGTGTCCTTGAGCCCACGCCGATGCGCGGACTCGTAAAGCCGCCGAGCAAGATCAAATTCACGAAGCTCTTGAGAGTAGGAAGGGAGCCAGACGTCACCAAGTGCGGCGGTGTGGATAGTGCACACCCCCCGCCCATCCGTCCCCTTGGGGCCACCCTCAGGGTTGGAATTTTCGACGGGGGGAGTGCTCTTGCCAGCGAGAGCAATTAGCTCAGCGCCGTAGCCAGGTAGTCCGGGAATGAGCGTCATCCCAGGCGTTGGATGATCTAGCCGGTAAGTTTTCATTGGTGGCCCCTTTGAGTTAAAGTAAGCCCGTTTGCTTTATAAGGCTAAACAGACTATGAAACAAATTTGTCTCATGAAGCAATTTTGACTCAGGAGTAACACTATGTCAACAGATGAACGATTGATTTTCTTAATCGAAAAAGCAGCCTCGATAGTAGGCAGTGAATACCGACTAGCGAAGGAGCTAGGAATCCCACCTCAGACCATCACCGGCTGGAAAGCAGGTCGGAGAACATGCACGCCAGGGGATAAGGCACGACTAGCGGGGTTTGCCAATGAGGACGCCCTACAAGAGCTCGCGAGAGCCACCATCGACGCAGCGAAGGGAACCAAGCGAGAACAGCTAAAGCGGGTCCTGGGAAAGCGATTGCATCAGACTGGCGGGGCGCTTCATTCAGTCGCAGTAAGCCTAGCCAGCCTGATCTATGGGATTAGCCTCTTTGACGTTCCACGATGTATATCAGGTGAAAACAAAAGTTAACGATTGTTCTTTTGTTAATCAGTAGTAACCCCCGAGAGGGGTTTTTTTATGCCGCATTCATGCAAAACTATCATGAATGAGTAGGCGCTGTCCTACTGCACAGGAGGCCGTTTGACTATATCAGGCTCTGTTACGAGCCAATAGCTATCCCGCCACGGCCCCAGTGTATGCGTCACGACCCTTTCACCAGCGTCTAACCGAAACCCGAGCTTGACGGCACTGCCGTAGTCACATTCGTGCACCCTAACGGTGTAAGTTGGAGGAAGAGGCGTGCCGTTGGAGCGGCTATACCGATTCTTGCCCTCAGGGGCCTCTTCAAAGCATTTTGTTATGTATGCAGTGACGTAGGCAGCCATTGAGGCTATGGAGCGCCCCACGCCCCGAGCAGGCACGCCGTGCCGGTTCTTGCCACCTACGAAGCACATACCGTTGTCCAGGTCAGGCCATACGTGCCCAGGCTGCAAAGGGCCTTGAAACGGGTACTTGCCGATCACATCACGCCAGATGCGTGTGCCTAGCTCGAATGCCTTGATCTGGACGCCCTTGTAAAAGGCGTGCTTGGGCAATCGGTGGGTCATTACGTGCCAGTGAATCGCCCCGCGTTTTTGGGGTTCACGCGCACCGCAGTAACGGAAACCGGGAAGTGCTTTTTTCATGCGACGGACCCACTCTTTTAGATGCGCTGACGCGATATCTAGATCAGTCATGTTTTCGCGATACGAGAGGGTCAGCATCTCATCGAAGCCCTCAGTCTTAATAACCCTGCGGCATTTTGTTTTGGCGCGTCCTGCGGACCTCTTAAGGTTCGCCATGCGGCGCTTTTCAGCGTCAGCGGCGTCCTGTTCAGCCCACTTCGCCTGTTCAGCGGGGGTGCCGGGGCCGGAATACACCATGTTGCCGTTTGAATCAAGCGCAGAACCCATTCTGGACACATCGAGGGGGGCAGGCCCCACCTCATGCCATACGACCGCCTGACGGGCTGAAATCTCACGGTGCCCATTGCATTCCCAGATGCGGAAGTCCCATGTATCAGGCACTTTTTTGCCCTCATACAGAAAACCATCTATTATTCGTTCCATTGGCTGGTACCTCGTAATTAGCAGTCAATCCGAGCCCGGGAAGTTAGACGCTTCGCCGGGCTCTCTTTTTGTCCGGGCTATGCCCGTGTTCTAAAGTGTCTTAGTAACAAGTTAGGCGGCTTCGCCGCCGTCCTCCTTCGTCCGGGCGGCTTGCTTCGCCGCCTCCTTTTGCACCGCGACCCGAGCGACCACATGCAGCGCAGGACCGGCAATCACGCGGCAGGTATCCCCCGCAAGGCATTGGCTTAGCGACGGCCTTACATCAGGGCCGTGCCCCGATACCCCATGGGCGTGCCGCCCCCCCTTACGGGCTCCCCCCTGCGGACCGCTTTCTAGAAATGAGTATTCAGGCTTCACCGGACTCGTTCCACCTGCAACACAAGCAGGATCTGTGTGCTGGAGGAGTCCGACCCCTTGGAGCGCGTCCAGGATGGCAGGAAGCTAAACCCGTTGGTGTCGGCACTTGTCCGGTTTTCGTCCAGGCCACCAAGAACGATCACATCACCGTCAGTCGTGCTGATGTTGGTGGATATCTCACGCTTGATTAGCGTGGGTGAGTTGTTCACGCCGGTTGTCGTGACAACGAAATTTGAGAGTTGTTGGGAGATAGACAGATCAATGGATGCGTCCCTGATCTGAGGCCGGATATCAAAGATTGACCCGCTTGGCTTGTACTCGACGGACTGGACCGGGTTCCCGTTTTTGTCTAGCTGGACGGTGCCGAGAACAGGCACATCCGCGCCAACACTAAAACGAGCGGCCCCACCGCTACGAACGCGCAACGATGGGTGACTCACGGACTTAAACCGGGTGTCATTGGCCAAGGCAGAGAACACAGCATCTATCGTTCCGTTTTTGATACTGGCCGACCCACCTGCAAGCACCTGGCCGAACGACACGTTAAACCGACCCTTGAGCAACGACACGGCCAGCGCGAAGGCCGAACCATCACGGGCGCTCGTAGTGACCTCGTACACCATGCCTTTAACGAACACCTCTGCAACTGGCGTATCAAGCTGCACCAGGAGACGCTGCAATTGGGCAATCTCCTTTTCTGTGCCCTCAAACAGAAACGCATCCTGTTCACTCCGATCAATGGTGGATTGCGCTGACGTTCCCGTGTCGGGCGGCGGAGGACGGGTTCCGGTTGTCGCAGGAGAGGTTAACAATGCCCCGCCAGTTGG